AAATTTGATACTGCATCAACGGCTTTCCCAGAAATCTCTGCCGAAAACTTTTCAATCCCTGATCCCATTTCTGCAATCAGTTCTTTGTTCTCCGATCTCCACTGACGGAACTTACGAAGTCCGGGAGAAATGCCATCTCCAAGACCTTTTCCAAGCTTCTTAAATACGTTATTTGTAACAAATGACTTGACACCTAGCATCAGGTTTCCAAGGTTATCGCTCTGCTTTTCCATCAATCCGTCATACTTCTGAAAAGCTTTCATAGCCTGCGGCCATGTCTGGCTGATTTTCTTGTTCGATGCTGCAAGTGCTTCCAGTTTTGTTCTGTCCTGTCCAGAAATAGCACCCATTTCCTGTAATGCGGCGGTAGCTTCTCCAATTGTCTGGTGGTTCTTCATTCCGTCATACATACGTCCAACCCATAAGGCTACATCGGAAAACTCGGAGTTCGTACCGGCTGCTACGTCTCCAACCATCTTTAAGCCTTTTCCAGTTGACAATGCATTTCCAGTAAATACCTGTAAGGTACGAGAAGCCTGATAAATTTCATCCCTCGTAAATGGGGTACTACCAGCAAACGTCGTCAGATCATCTATTCGCTTCTGGGCTTTCTTCTTACTTCCAAGTAATACCTCGAACGATGATTCCAAGTTCTGCTGCTGCACTTCCAGATCAATGGACGTTTTGATTGTTTGTCCAATCCCTACCGCTGCAAATGCTCCAGCAACGGCATTTTTGACATTAAATACCTTGGCTTTAAGATCACTTAATTTGGTTGTTGCAAAGTCTTTAATCTTAACTGCTGCGGTAAAAGACATTTTTCCAAACTTCAACCCAGCCGATGTAATTCTACGAATTTTTGGAGTTGCTTTATCGTCTGCTCCCACTTGGATTTTCGGTCTTTCCTTGCCCAGTCTTTCGCTTTCTTTTCGTGTTCTGTCAAGCTTCGGATTTGCCTTATCGTCTACATCTACATGAATCCTTGGCTTTTTCTTTCCTAGATCATCAAGTTCTTTTCTAACCTTTTCAGCATCTTTTCCGGTCTGGTTCAGTCCTTGCGATGCATGGTCTGTATACTTCGATACAACGTCAATTACGATTTCTTTATCTGCCACTTATGCATCGCCTCCTTCCATAGCTGTTATAAGTGCTGCAAAAATAAAAGCCCTTTCTCCTTCTGGGAGATCAAGGGCTTTTGATGGCAACATTCCAGTCCGTAGATAATTTTCTGCAAGCAGAGAAGCTAACGGACTGGACTTAATTAGTTTTTTGCATAATCAATAACGTTTGTACCACTGCCGGATAATTCTTCAATCTGTCCACTGACTGCTTCAAGTTCTCCAGCTGTAAGGATTTCCTTAATGATTTCTGCCTGTGTCATAACCATGTGACCAGCTTTGTTCAGTCCTTCTTTCAACGCTGGATTATCCCAGAATTTCGTTCCATCACTTTCTGGAACTGTTGCAATGTAAATCTGCCATGCCATGTAATCTGCATTGCTTACGCTTTTCTCAATCAATGGAAGTGATGCTCCACCCGGATTTGGCATATAAGTTGTTGCTCTCTTTCTGCAATCCGTGATCTCGTCAAAGGATAATGGACGAATATCGAATTTAAACAATTTCTGTCCGTTTCTTTGAATATTTAATGTCTGACTTACCTCTGTTTTATACTCTGCTGCCTTTAACAGACCAGTGATAAGGTCCATTTCATTTTCTTCTGTTACATTGATATTTGTTTTCTTCTCTGCCATTTTCTTATCCTTTCTTTATGCTGCCAATGATTTAATACAGTCTGGTACGCTGTTAACAATAAACTGGCACTGTCTCTTGATGATTTCTCCCGGTTTTACATCCAGAATGTTTGTATCTCCGTCAGGAATACATTCATCTAACAGATATTTGCTTTCTCCACCAGCAAGTGGTTCTGTAACACCGCCCTGTAAACTGAATGTAGGAATTTTCCCATTTTTAATCGCTTCCAGCATTGGTACGATCGTCAGATCATCTCTTACTACAGCTTCAGTGAACGATGCTGTAAATTTAACACTGTCTGGAACTCCATATGTCTGTACATCTCCTGCCGGATGGAAATCTACGTTTGAAAAATTCATTCCGATTGTAAACTCTTCCACGGATGCAAACCAGATGGAGACTCCATCCAGTGTAATAAAAAGCTTTCCGTCTTTTCCTGTCATCAGCTTTCTAGTATCAAAACCTTTTCCACTCATCTATATAACACCTCCTACTGTGCGATATACTGGAACTGATATGTTAAGTAGATCTTTTCCATGCTGTCAACGTCATCAATGCGGATAATAAAGTATGCATAATCCGCTGCATGTGGATTTTCTGTATCCTCATAAAATTCGTAAGTATCTAAGATCTTTCCTTCTCTGTTCATTTCAGCCAGTACTTTTTTAGCTTCCTGAATTACATTATCAACGCCTGCTGCATTGTTGCTGATCTTACCGATCAATGGTTCTAATGTACGATTGATACGGTCAAAAGCTTCATAACGGACAGCTGTACGTTTGATCTTCTTCCATCCTTCGTCATCGTCCTCATCCAGAACTGTATATGTGTTCACTCCTGAATCAAACCAGACCTGTCCTTCCTGTCCTTCTGACAAAAGAAGCAATCCAGATTTGATCGCATCGACATATTGTTCATTCGTCAGCTGTTCAATGCATGACTCCGCATCTGGAATCTCTGTATGTACAATTGATGTACTTGAATCTTTGCATCCAATCACACCTGCCTGAACTGCTGCAGCAAGGTATCCTTCCACCCTATCTCCGGCAGTATTATAATATCCGCTACCGCAGTAAATAAAATATGGTGCATTATAGGATTTTGCATTCGTTTTTCTTGTAGCAAGTGACTTTCCTGCCGCTTCTCCAAGTACGCAAACACCCAATGCACCGTTTGAATGGATTCTTTCCATGTATGTCTTCGCTAATGCTTTAACATCTTCTTCGACTGTATCAAGCACCAGTACATTCCAAGCATAAGTTTCGAATGCATTAAACGCATTGCTGTAATCTTCTGTTGTGACTGCCGGTGCTGATCCACCAGCCAAAGCCTGCTGTGCAACCGTCTGCATGATCCCGGATGCTCCAGAAACAAGTTCTGCGGATAAATACTTGCTGTCTTTCATTGCTTCCACCAGATTTGCAGCCTCATTTACATCCGCACCAGCGATAAAGCTTACTTTCTCAACAAGTGTTGCCCCATTGTAAACGGAACACTCTTTTGTCGTTTCATCTCCTAATTTCTGTTTTACAGTTACGGAGAATTTCAAAGCGGTTGGATATTTTGTCTTTAATGTAACTGCATTTGTGGCTGTGGTTGTCTGTAAGGACAGGCTTCCTTCTTTACCACCAGTTCCAAGACGGTAAAGATATACCGTGTTAGCACCTGCATCAAACAGTTTTACCGCTGCATCGATCGTTCCACTCTCCATATAAAGTGAAAGAAGATCACTCTTTGATGTGATCTTCTGAATCTCTCCAACTGGACCAAAATCTGCATGAACCGGAATACAGAAAACTCCGTTCATTGCGGATGCTACACCATTATTTGTGATCTGCTCATGTCTGCGATAAACTCCAGCTCTTTCCTTTTTCTCGCCTTTTAAAAATAATCCGGACAAGTTCTTATACCTCCTTCTTCTTAAATGTATCTACAAGTTTCTTTGCTGTGCTCTGCGTTGCTTCTTTAACACCTGCCCTTGCAAATGCTGTTCGGATAATATCTTGTGATACTCCTAACACCTGTGGATTTTCTGCATATTCATCCACAGTATAAGTAACTTCTGGCACTGTTTTTGTTTCGTCTTTCTTTTCTGCCATTGTTTCCTCCTAACTTATCGTAATTGTCTTTAATTCATCGACTGTTTCAACATCTCGTAGCTTTCCGTACTGACCTCTTACCGTTACCTGTCCATCTTTTAATGGATCAAGTTTCGTGCTGTATGCCAGCTGATTTACAAAAAACGGCGATCCATCATTCATAACGAACCGCTCTCTTTCCTGTAAATCTTGCAGCAAGTTCATAACAAACTGATCAGCATTTACATCCGATCCGGAGATCACATGTACCTTGATGTTGTTTGTAAACCATGTACAAGCATATGTCGATGGGAACGTTCCTGGCTGCATAGAATCCAGTCTAGTATAAACAACCACTTCTTCATCATCCGGCTTCCAGATTTCGTCAAGTTCCGTGTTATTGATCACTGTCACGTTCCAGTTCTCATCAATGTGCTTTGCCAAAGAACCGACTGCATCCAGCGGAAGGTATGAATGTTTTGGAAAAGCATATGCATCGAATGTCAACACTGATCCACATACTTCTACATCCATTTGCCCTTCGATTGCTTCCTGAAATGATTCTGACTTTCTCCAGACAAGAGAAATCGTTGTATCTTCATCGGTCAAGAAAACTCCTTCAAACGCTTTTTTCAGGATCTTCTTCGCTTCAAGCAAGTTCTTATATCCTTGATTATTAAACAGATACGCTATTGCAATCTCCATCGTTCCAGAAACCTTACGCTCTGAATCATCTTTCAGATTCAGCCCATAGATGATAC